AAAAACCAGTACAAGGGTAAAGAAACAAATTTAAATTTAGCTAACCATTGGACATTAGCAAGAGAAACAGCACCAGCTTCAAAAGATTGGTGGCATAAATGTTTTCCTTCTGAAAAATATAACTTTGTTAAAGTAAACTTCATTGAACCATTGCAAGGATTAGGACCACGTATTGATTTAGGTCCTAAAGGTGATAATGTATTTGAAGTAATTGATCACGGACTACCTGTTCATTTAGCTATGAAGCGACCTGGACATGATTGTAAGTTAGTAGTAGAAGATTGTGGCATTGTACCAATGAATGAAGGATCAATGTATCTATTAAATCCTACTAAACAATATGCATACATTAACACATCATCAACTCAAGATGCACATACACACATTGCTAGTGTTACCTTAGGAGACCAGTTTACAAGATTTTGTGATCTTATAGCTAGAAGCTACGACATACAAAGTAGGTTACACAATGACCATCAGTAAAGAATACAAGTACGAAGACCTATTTCACGTTGAAACCAAAGGACCACGTGCAGGTGAAACTATTTTAACTCTTCCTCCAGAGCTTCTTAAAGAAAAAGGATGGGACGAAGGAACTAAACTTAAAATTGAAGTAGGTGATATGGGTACTCTAATATTAACGGAGATAACATGAGAATTATTGCAGGGCCTTGCCAACACGAATCATACGAACACAGTTTAATGATTGCCAAACATTGCAAAGCAATTTGTGATAAGTTAGGTATTGACTATTACTTCAAAGCAAGTTTTGACAAAGCAAATAGAAGTAGTATGCAAGGTAAACGTGGTGTTGGACTTATTAATACACTAAACGACTTTAGAAGATTAAAAGATGCAATACCAAATCTTAAAATTCTTACAGATGTACATGATGTAGACCAAATTGAAAAGTTAGAGATGGATGAATTCTGTGACTTAGTAGACGTATTACAAATACCCGCATTCCTTTGTAGGCAAACTGACTTGGTACAAGCGGCATGCGAAACAGGCAAAATTGTTAACATCAAAAAAGGACAGTTCTTAGCACCTTGGGACATGAAAGGTATTCTAAGCAAGTGTACTGATGCTAAACAAGTTTGGATAACCGAAAGGGGAACAAGTTTTGGATATAATACTTTGGTGGTTGATTTCACCGGCCTTAATTATATGCTTGATAATTTTAGCAATCCTATTATATTGGATGCCACACACTCAGTACAGAAGCCAGGCGGTAATGGAAGTAGTAGTGGCGGTAATCGCGATTATGTGCCTGGCTTATGTAGGGCAGGTAGTGCTTTGGGTATTACAGACTTCTTCTTAGAAGTACATGATGACCCTGATAATGCCCCAAGTGATGGTCCTAACATGCTACACTTAGATAATTTTGAAAGGGTTATAAATGACATCGTCAGCTATTCTTATTCCGGCTAGATTTGCTAGTACACGTTTTCCTGGCAAGCCATTAGCTATGTTGGGCAAAAAGACTATGATCAGACGTGTGTATGACGCTTGTATTGCGTCTAAGATACCAACATATGTAGTAACTGACAGTATGCAGATATACAACCAGTTCAATGCAGACACTTGTTTTATTGAAGAAACGGAGTATGAAAACGGAACTGCAAGATGTGCAGGTGCAATTAAGCACGAGTTTTTTAGCAAGTACGATACATTTATTAACGTACAAGGTGACATGCCAGATGTTACACTAGACATGATTGAAGGAACATTAAGCAACTTAAAAGACTATGATGTGTCCACAATGTGTGCAATGATGCCAGAAGAAAAACAGAACGACCCTCACACAGTTAAACTAGTTAGAGGTGCAGGTAAGTGTTTATGGTTTGGTAGAGGCATGACCGGCTACGGTGATTGGCATTTAGGTATTTACGGTTACAAACGTAAAGCATTAGAACAATACGATAACTTAATTGTTACAAAAGAAGAACGCCACGAAAGTTTAGAACAGCTTCGTTGGTTAAAGAACGGATGGAATATTGGTGTACTTCCTTGTGAGTTTAGCGGAATGGAAATTAATACACCAGAAGAATTAGAACAATGGAACGAACTGAATGGCAATAATAGTAAAAGATAACTTCTTAGATCAAAAACTAATTGATACTATTGCAACTGAGATCAAAACAAAGATCCAGTCGTCAGAAGCTGTCTGGGCTACTAGTCATAGTTGGGAAGGTATAGTTGTTGAAGGATCTAATAGTGCTAACATGAGTCCTTTGAAAAACGGTATACATGAACTACGTCAAAAGTTTGTAAACTTAAATCCGTTTTATAGTGGGTTACAGTTCGAAGCATTTATATACTTATGGAATAGAAACAGTATGCTAGACTGGCATGATGATTCAGGATATGTAGCAAGTGGTACAATTTATCTTAATCAACATTGGGATTCAGCAGACGGTGGGTTATTCTTATACAAAGAAGATGAACAAATTCTAGCACAAGAACCAAAGTTTAATAGATTGATACTAAACGACAATAGAAAAAATTCAACAATGCATAGTGTAAGTGCTATTACTCCTTGGGCTAAACAAACAAGAGTAACTGTACAAGCGAGGTTTAAATAATGTATCAACTAACTCCGCCTAACATACGTAATAACCCAATGCCGTACTTTAAGTTACAGGAATGGGGTCTTGAACAATCAATGATTGATGCTATTGAAGACCAAATTAATGTTCAACCTGCAAAGTATATTACTGATAATGGTAAAGATGATGACACATCAATACGTAGTACAGACATTGATTGGATTGATACTCGTATGCAACCAGACTTTTATGCACTACTAGGTAATGTTGTCCATTATGCAAACAACACATTATTCAAATATGCAATTACAGATTTAGAACCTTGCCAGTACGGAGTATATGACGCTGACAAGAAAGGACACTACGACACTCATTCGGACGGGGCCTTTAAAGGACAACACGGCCAGGTTCGGAAGATATCTTTTAGTATTCTTCTTAGTGATCCAAAAGATTTTGAAGGCGGCGAGTTATTACTAATGCCAGACTTTCAAGGTATTAAGACAGATTTACAAAAGCATGAGATCTGTTTCTTCCCAAGTTGGTTACCTCACAAAGTAACTCCTGTTACTAAAGGCATTCGCAAAAGTATTGTTGGGTGGGTACATGGACCCGATTTTGTGTAATTGGTTACATAAGTATTTGACTTCTTAATAAACTCCTGTTATAATATATAAACTTAAGGCTGTAACGGCTTTATGTGTGACGTTTTTATAATTATAAAAGGAGAAAACATATGAAAACAACTATCCAAGATAGTGTGCTAACAGCACTTCAAAGCGGCAAAGAGTATACTTCAGCTGAACTTAAATCAAGATTCAAAGCTGGTAATCCTCAAGCTGTAATCCAATCACTAAGATTCGCAGGACACCCTGTGTATTTGAACACTAAGAAAAATGGTGTTAAAAAGTACAGATTGGGAACACCGTCAAGAGCAATCGTAGCCGCTGGTTACAAAGCACTTGCAAAAGGTTTAGTAAGCTAATATAACGTTAGTTTTACTAGGAAACAGGCGGCTCATTAATTTGTGTCGCCTGTTTTCATTTACGCACCCGTAGCTCAGCTGGATAGAGCACAACTTTGCGGAAGTTGGGGTCAGAGGTTCGAATCCTTTCGGGTGCGCCAATAAAGAGGTTGACAAAAGCCACATTTGACTGTATTATGTATATAACAATTAATTATTAAGGCAACAGAGGCACAATATGAGAACACAACCACAAGAAATTATTGCAAAATTAGAGGCAGACAACAGTCGCCTAGCAAAAGAAGAAGTTATCGTAGAAGCGATGGAAGAAGAACTAGATGAGTTTTTCGAAGGTGTAAAAATGGCACTTGACCCGCTTGTAACTTTTGGTGTTAAACAAGTACCACAAAAAGAAGAAAACGAAGTACTTTCAGCACAAGGTCTTGCATGGCCTACATTTAAAGAATTAGCACGTAACTTAATTGATAGAAAACTTACAGGTCATAATGCTAGAGATGCCATTATACTTTGTAAAGACCTTGCAACGGCAGAGCAATGGAATATGTTCTATCGTAGAATCCTTATTAAAGATTTACGTTGTGGCGTTAGTGAAAAAACAGTAAACAAGGTTGCTAAGAAAATTGGAATGCCACAGTACAGTATTCCTACATTTACTTGTTCACTTGCACACGACTCAGCTAACCATGAAAAGAAAATGGTTGGTAAGAAACAAATTGAAGTTAAACTAGATGGTGTACGTGTACTAACTATTATACGTGGTAACAAAGTAGAAATGTTTAGCCGTAATGGAAAACAGTTTCATAACTTTGATCACATCATTGAAGAAATTAAAGAAGTACTCAAAGACAACCAAGCACCATATGATCTTGTGCTAGACGGAGAAGTAATGAGTGCTAACTTCCAAGACTTAATGAAACAGATACATCGTAAAGAAACTGTCCAAAATAGTGATGCAGTATTACATTTGTTTGACATTTGTCCGTTAGAGGATTTTAAGAAAGGCAAATGGGATAAACCACAGAGTTTTAGAAGTGCGGCAACCAAGGCTTGGGTAGAAAAACACTCAAGCGTTTTAAAGCACGTACAAGCACTTGAGTGGGAGGAGGTAGACCTAAGTACTCCTGAAGGCAATAAACGCTTTGTAGAGCTTAATAAGACGGCTGTAGACGGTGGTTATGAAGGTGTTATGATCAAAGATATTGATGCACCCTATGAATGTAAGCGAACTCATGCTTGGTTAAAGGCAAAACCATTTATCGAAATTACACTAAAAGTCGTAGACGTTGAAGAAGGCACTGGACGTAATGAAGGCCGACTTGGTGCCATAATAGTAGAAGGAGAGGACGATGGATACAATTATCACCTTAACTGTGGAAGTGGTTTCACTGACGATCAACGTAGTAGCTTCTGGGCTGACCGTACTAACATCATTGGTTCTTTAGTAGAAATAAGAGCAGATGCTCGTACTAAATCACAAGATAGTGAAACGTATAGTTTACGTTTTCCACGATTTAAAACGTTTCGTGGCTTTGACTCTAATGAAAAACTTTGATAACACAAGTCATCATTTTTAGTTGACTTTTTATCTTTTTGCTATATAGTTACTGTTACACGAGATTTTTGAAGGAGAACGTCCGATGGGCATAGGAATAAAAATTCCAAAAAGAAAGAAGCCAGTTACTAGGCGAGTGTCTAATAAAGGTGGAGAGCCAAACTACGAAGGCGCGGCAGACTTAACTGGTGAACAGTTTGGTCGGCTTAGGTCATCAGCAATGGACTTCTACCGAATGGAGTTTAAGCCTAGCGATTTTAAACTTTGGGTATTAGCATACTGCAAAGAAAGTCCAAAGTGGAAAGACAAAGTAGACAGTCTTAAAAAACTTCCTGATCATGAATTTCGTTCTTCATTGGGCGGGGCTTGTCGAATGGCAACTAAAGGCTTTCCAGACTTTCACGAAGGATATGCAAAACACTGGCTTGGCCTTGCAGGTACAATGGGCGAGATTAAACCTACTTCAGATTTTATTAACAAATATCTTAAAGAACTAGAAGTTAAAGCAAATGAAGTTGTTGTTGAGCTAAAAGAAAAAGCTGAAGAAGAAGCTAAAAAAGAAAAGAAGAAGCCAACTATACAACAACGTATCTATGCACAAGCATGTATGATGTCTGAAGAGATTGATTATTGGTTAGACAGTTGGTGCGAAACACAAGAGAAGTTTGACAAGAAAGGCCTAGACATAGGTAAGCATCTACGTAAAGTTGGTTGTACACAAGCACATGCTCGTAAGATTAAAGACTTTTACATTGGAGAAATTGAAGAACTTGACAATGTTGTAAACTTTCCAAGCAAAGCACAACTGGCTAAGATGAGTGAATATGATCAAGAAACATATCAACAGTACAAAGAAGCATATTCTTGTTACAGTACAAAAGCACTTAAAATAAAACTAGAAGCGTTCCGTAATTTAATGGGCTCACTTGAAGTTGTTGTTGAAACTGCTAAAGCTACACGTAAACCACGTAAGCGTGTTATAAACAAAGAGAAGCTTGTTAAAAAATTAAAGTATGCAAAACAAGATGACAAGTTTAATTTAGCAAGTATTAATCCACAAGATATTATATATGCTTCAGAGCTTTGGGTGTTTAATGTTAAGACACGTAAGATAGGACGTTATCTTGCACAGAACTTAGATCCAATGCGTCAAGGACGTGAAGGTAGTGGATTAAGTGTTAAGGGAACTACTATCATTGGCTTCAACGAAGAACAAAGTATACAGAAAACTATACGTAAACCTGAAGAAAAACTTGCAGAAATCAAAGGTGCAGGTACACGTAAACTAAACAAGTTCTTAGAAGAAATCAATGCTGTAGACATTAAATTAAACGGTCGTATAAATCCAGATACAATACTTTTAAAAGTCGTTCAATAAGTTGATCGGATAAATAATAGTATGAACAACAGTGATATTCCAAATAACGACCTATTAGTAATCAAAAATGGCTTGAATCAGCTTAACCAAGTAATTGAAACTATAGCCAATAGAGAGAGCGTTGCACCATCTGTAGAAGGTATGGCTAACGATTCTATTTCCGGAGACTTAGTACATGGTGGCACTATTTCAGCATTTAAAAGTGTTGGCATATACGACCAAGCATCAAAAGTAAGTGTAATAGTCAAAGACGACAGACTTGTTGTAGACTATGTTGATGCTGTAGAGTTAAAGGGTGATATTAAAGTTGAAAAAGATTTAAACGTTGGTGGTACTATTACTGCACAACGTATTGACGCAGTAGAAATTAATGCGGAAGTAAGGCATGAAAGAACAAGTCCTTTAGAGTTTAAGTGTAGCGAAAGCGATACTATGTACGGAAAAGGATTGATGTGGACAGGTAATGGACATACTAGACAACTAGTAATGCAAGCCAATCCAGATCGTTTATGGACTAGTGAATCATTAGATTTGCATACAGATCAACATTATATGATCGCAAATACTAGTGTACTAAGTTCAGATACATTAGGCCCAGGTGTTATGCACTCTAGTTTAACTAGTGTGGGTACACTAAGAAATTTAAGAACTGAAGGCAATATGAACATAGATCAGTTCATCTTCTACGATGGAGATGGAATGAGATTAGGGGTTGGCATCGATGCTCCAAACGGACAACTAAGTGTTGCGAGTAATGAAGCAGAATACATCATTGATCCTGGATACGATAGTATCAAAGCAGGAACATATACGACACACGATTTAGAATTAATCACAGATGATATTACAAGGATCAAACTTAAATCAACTAATAAGATTGAAGTTGGTTCAGATACTGAAACAGTTACAACTTTTAAAGGGAAAGTTGGAATTGGTATTAACAACCCAGACACCGCGTTAAGTGTTGCGTCTCCGATCAAAGTTCAAGGTAAGAAAATAGAATTTGGAGAACAAGTACCAGACAATGGTATATATAACAGAGGTGATTTGATATTCAACACACAACCTAGTCCAACAGGATATGTAGGGTGGGTGTGTATTAGAGAAGGCACCCCAGGAGAGTGGAAACCCTTTGGTGCTATTGGAGCATAAAAGCGGTGGACATTAAAAGTAAAAAATTCGATAGAGAAGTAACACTATGGGCGTGGTTAGGACGTATTGCTCCAATGACTGCACTATTAGTATTAGCCATAGTATCAACTACAGAATATAACGATTATACAGATATATTAGTTACAGGTATTGCTGTTTCTTTTGGAACTATTGCGTTCTTTTGGTGGTGGTGGGTACTAAGATCTGTAGGCATACTTACTAACCTATTAGATACTACTTCTGAAAGGTTTACAGAAGTTGTTAAAGAATTAAAAGAGATTAGGAAAGATGTAAAAGATCTTCCGATCAAAAAAATTCCTAAGCGTAAGTACGAACGTAAGCCTAAAAGTCAAAGTTAAAACCAAATACTAAACCTTTTGTGTCGCCTTCAAGTGCAGGCATAACAAACATATTGTTATAGTTTAATCTTACCATTGGTGCAACATCATACTTCCATAAGTAACCTGATACAAGTCCTACATCAATAGATAGTTCTTCTTCTGTATACTTGTTGACTAATGGAAAGTTAACTGCTCCAAATGCACTCAGCGTATCTAGACTGTTATAATAAAGTCCTGTAACTGTTCTTTCTGTTTCACATTTTACGTATGGATGAATTTGATTATAATCTTGTTCTAATCCAAAGTGTAAAGACAAGGCAAGTCCTACTGCTAGGCAACTCATGGTCGTGCCGTCCGTATTGTATTTTTCATATTATTCCTGTGGTTTGTTATCGGGTGGTAAAAGTGGTGGAGTGTTTATCGGTTGATACATCTCGGGTATCTCACCGTTTGGCAAACTTCCGTCAGGCTGTCTAAGTTTTTCTTTATCCTGATCCAAGTGTTAAACTCCCTCTGCCATTATAATAATCACTCATGCTCATATTAATTAGTTGTTTCTTTACACCAAAGTTTCCGTTAGGTGCACTTGTTAATAACTCATCAGACTTGAATACTGCAATGCTATCATTTTGCTGTCCTTGAGTTGCTCCATCATGAACATCATTAACAACTCCTTGACTGTATCCATATACCAAGTATTCACCAACAACTCTAAGTTGTCCTGCTAGGTAATATTGAAACTCAACTGAGTCGCCAACTACTGTAGTTCGGATATATTTATATAACTCACTTGTGTCAAGTGCATTGTGGAAGTATCCATCATTGTCTGTTTTGATTTTATTCAAACAGTTTGCTTCAGTCATACCATCATCAAATTGATGTATAAACCCACCTATGTTAGTTTCTGATCCACCTATTGGAGTAAAATAGTATTGGAGTCGTAGTCTTGTTGGATACCCGTAATGTTCTCTAAGGTGGTTAGTAAATGTAGGTGCTGTAGCATGTGAGTTAACAAAATTACTACCACTGTCTGCCCAAAGAAGACTCCACAAGCTACTTCTATCTGGAGCAGAGCCACTTGCCTTTTGCCATCTGTATAATGCAATATCTGATCCAGTATTATTTGTTATAGTACCATTGAGTACTGACATACTATTTGTCATCAGTAGTGAAACACTTTCTGTGGTACCTAGATAGTTAGGATTACGTGCTACATTATAACCTGCCGTATTAGCAAGTAAGTTTGCAACTGTAGCCGCATCATTATTAACCCCATTGATTACTACTCCTGATCCGTTTGTGTAACCAACGTTGTTTGTCCATGCAATATTTCTAAAATTACTAAACGAAGTTAGTTTAGTGCTACTGTCATATGTAGTATCGTACAACTGGAAATACATATAATGATAAGTTCCGCCTGAAGCTACTGTTGGTAGTGCATTTATTTGACTTGTAAAATCAATACTGCCACCGGCAGGAATAAGTACACCAAACTCATCATCTGTAATTTGTCTTTTTGTAGTTACTTTTTGACTTCTACTTCCGCCAACATATGCTCCTGCATCAGAAAATTGAAACTTAGCTTTTCCGTATAAGAAGTTTACTCTGTTGGCTACGTTGCCTGGATCTGATACAACATAAACAGGTACAGCAGTTCCGCCTGTTGTGTTATCTGATTTAATATATCCGGCTAGTACTCCTGTCTCTGAACCTGTATATTGAGAAAGATCAATGGTCATTATATTGCCATCAGCTGTACCGTTGTTAGTTACTCCTGTTGTAAGTAAGTTAACGTTACCTGGGTCAGCTGTTGAACTCCAGTATAAATTACTGTTATCCCAAGTTCCAGAAGTCTTTGCCAAAACAATAGTCATGTCATCGTTTAATGCTAATCCTGCTGTGTATTCTTGAGCATTAAACTGTAATCTATCATTGGAGCTGTTAAATGCCATTGAAGCTAAGAAATAGGCTGGGCCACCGTCTGTTGCACTAGAGTTAGAATTTTGTGATCTAAACTCTGACATGGATATAGGATTAGATCCGCCGTACTCTGTTTGTAGATCTGAAAAACTAATTTGACCACTACTTGGTAAAGCCATTTATCTCTTACCTTTTAAAAATTCTATTTCGTGCTTTAATTCTTTGATTGCTTCTACCAGCAGTCCTACAACTTTATCGTATTGTACACCTAAGTATCCGTCTTTGTTACTACGAACAATTTCTGGTAACACTTGTTCTACGTCTTGTGCAATTAGTCCTGTGTCGTTTTTCTTAACAAAGTAACCATCTTCGCCACCGTGTTGTTTCATGTATGCTTCAGTCCAATCAAATGTTACACCATTGAGTTGATTAACTTTGTCTAGTGCATTTGGAATGTTAGAAATGTTTTCTTTAAGTCGTCTGTCTGATGAATAGTATGCTGTGATGTTGTTAGTAGCTCTAATCTCTCCAGTAGTTCCTGAAGCGGCTGTGCCAACACCTAATGAATCGTGTTGTACATCATCATCTGTGTCAAGTGTTAATAATTTACGTTGTGAACTTGCACCTGTTACTGTAGATGCCGCTAACAATGTTCTTGCTTGAGCAGGTAAAGCAAATACAGAAGCAGTACCTGATCCTGTAAAATATATTCCTTTGTCTGCCGCAGAAGTTAATCCTGCTATTGCGGCTAAGTCTGCATCATATGCTTGTACGTTTACTCCAATGTCTGCGTCAACTACCATAGTTGCATCGTAAGCCATTACGTCTGAGCCAATAGCAAGTCCTAATGCTGTTCTAGCGTCACTTGCAGATGTGCTACCTGTTCCACCTGAAGCAACTGGAACTGTTCCTAAACTAATATCACCTGCCGCGGATACTGAGATTGGACTTGTACCACTAACTGCTACTGTGCCTGTTGCGGCTGGCAATGTAATAGTTACATCGGCAGTACTTGCAGGACCTATTAGTGTTGCTTTATTAGTACCGTTGTTTGTTCCTTCTAAAAACTCAATCTTACCACCTGTTGTAGCAGTAGGAGATAGAATAGGATCAGTTAACGTTTTGTTTGTTAGTGTTTGTGTTGCCGCAATACCAACAAGTGTTTCATCACTAACCGCAGTATTAAATTCCGCAAAGGTTCCTGTTACAGTATTATCAGTTAGATCAATACTTTTATTTGTAAGTGTATCAGTTGTATCTCTACCTACTACAGTTTCATCACTAACTGCGGTATTAAGTTCTGCTATTGTACCTGTTACTGTATTATCAGTTAAACTGATTGACTTGTTTGTAAGTGTGTCTGTTGTATCTCTAGCTACTACACTTTCGTCACTAACGGCTGTATTCAATTGTGCTATAGTTGTCGTTAGTGTATTGTTTGCTAAGTTAACACTTTTATTAGTCAACGTATCTGTTGTGGCTTTGCCTACGAATGTGTCGTTGCTATCGGGCAATGCCCAACTGTTACTTGCACTAGGTTTAATAGCGGCTATGATTGGTGATGTTAAAGTTTTGTTTGTTAAAGTTTGTGAACCTACAAGTGTTGTTACAGTACTGTCTATTGCCCATTCAATAGTGTCTGTTCCAGGTGTTGTTGTAATATCAATACCTGTTCCACCTGTTAGGTTTAAAATATCTTGGATGTTGTCAGCAACAACAGGACTTGCTCCTGATACTTGAATAGTTTTAAATGCGTTCTTTGCTCCACCGTAATCAGCAGTAGCAACTCCGCCACTTGTATATGCACTAAATCCTGTGCCGTCTATTGATGTTGTTAATTGTGCATCTGAATACAAAGCAAATGTAGTACTAGTTAGTACGTCCATAAAGTATTCATTACCGTTAACATTGGTCATTCCAACTACATCAACTAGTGTTACTTCTGTACCATCTGTAAATGCGTGAGCGTTAGTTGTTGTAACTACAACAGGATTAGCCGCTGTAATATTACTAATTGATTTACTAACACCTCCTACTAGTGCCGCAATAGTCATCTGATTTGCGTTATCTCTAGTAATGATCATGTTACCACCAGCAACTAAATTAATATCGCTTGAAACGTTATTAACATCAGTTAATCTAATTGCAGTAGTTGACAACGGAACACTTAAATTATATTCAACATCAAACTTAAATGTATCTGTTGCTAAGTCTACACTATTCCATGCTACACCATTTCCACGTATAAAGTTAATACTATCAGTTACATTATCCGCCTCAATAGTCTGCTCAAGAGTCGTTCCATCAGGTGAATAAAGTTTAACATATCTAAAAAAATCGTAATAAGCAGTCATGTTCGTATTTGTTCCTTTTGTATATTGTATTTATTAAATAATGTTATGCTTGTAATTGGCAACGGTGAAACTAGATATAACATTGATTTAGGTCTGTTTAGAGATACTAAAGTAGGATGTAATGCCCTGTATAGAGATTATACAGTAGATCATTTAGTCTGTTGCGACAAGCGAATGGTTAAAGAAGTACTAGAAGCAAACACATTTAAGGGTACTTTATATACCCGTAAAGACTGGTTTGAAGATTTCAAAGGAGTTGAGTGTTTACCTGACTTACCTTACAAAGGTACAGCAAGACCAGATGATCCTTGGCATTGGGGCAGTGGTCCTTTTGCTGTACTAATTGGAGCAAGATTAGCATATGAATGGAAAGAACCTGTTAACCTAGTAGGGTTTGATTTGTACAATGGAAATATTTACAAGGATACTAAAAACTACGCCAAATCAGATGCAAGACCAGTAGATCCTAGTTATTGGATACACCAAATGAACAAAGTATTTGAACACTTTCCTAGTGTTACGTTCAATTATTATTCTACAAAAAAATGGCCAGATAAGTATAGTAACATAAAGAATTTTAATTTAGAGGAACTTAAATGAACTACGAACCAAAACATCATAATGCGTTCCCTTCACTGATCACTAGTTTTGATATTGAAGGACACGAAAGTGAGCAGACTTGTGTAGACATGATTGATGCGTTTAATGAGTATGGTCCCGACCATCCGTTAGTTGCAAAAGGAAAAAGTAGTTATCAAAAAGGAGACGAACAGTTTTTAAACGATCACAAACTTGTTCCTCTTTGGAAAACTGTACAAGAATGTATTGACGTATACACACAGCATCTTGGTGTTGATTATACTCTATTGTCAACTAGCTGGTTTAATTCTTTATTCGAAGGTGGTGCAGTCGACGCCCACAGACATGAACGCAGTATTATTAGTGGCGCATACTATCCGTATGTAGACAAAGGTAGTTCGCCTATTGTATTTAGAAATCCTAACCAAGTAAACTTTATGAACTATTCACCAATGGGGTTAACAGACTACAATAGATATGAATTAGAATGTTTTCCTAAAACAGGATTATTAGTTTTGTTTCCAAGTTGGATGGAACATCGTGTTATTCCAAACCAAACAGAAAAAAGATACACAGTTAGTTTTAACACAATTAGACATAGTGACAGAGCCGCATTTATGAACATAAGAGATTATAGGATTGACCCGCATGAAAGCACAGATAGTTGATGGACCGTTTAGGAAAGCAAACTATCCTGTCTTTCCTACACTAGTACAAGTTTACGATTTACAAGACAACCCTAGTAACATTGAGATAATCAATTACATTGACGAGCAAGAATTAACCGAATGGCCAAAAGACATTGGTGATGGTGCTTCAACTAGTCAAAACGAAATGAACATACTTGATAACTTTGACATTAAAAAAGATATTGAAAATTGTGTAAATGAATATTGCATTGACGTTGGACTAGACAGATTAGAAATTGGAAAGAGTTGGCTTAACGTACAAAGACAAAAAGGCTACATTGCTTCACACAGACACGAACTCAGTATTATAAGTGGAGCCTACTATCCGTTTGTAGAACCAAACAGTTCACCATTAGTTTTTGGAAGTCCAATACTAGGTCCTAAAATGAGTGAGATACACAATCAAGCTACAGAGTATACTGCTAACGAAATGGAATTTGATGTACGTACAGGCTTCCTTGTATTATTTCCAAGTTGGTTATATCATTATACAATTCCAAACCCTTCATTAAAACGAGTAACCTTAAGTTTCAATACCTACCACAAAACACTTGACAAGTAGTAATTTTTAATATATAATATTACACATGTTAGAGGACTTTAATACGTCGACCCTCTTTAAATACTCCGCCGTTAATATTATAGGAGAAATATATGGCTTATTATAGCACTAAACATTACGGACACAACATTGGACTGTCAGCAGTCTTTAGACAACCAAATGCAGATCATTCACATTGTCATTTACTACATGGCTACAGTTTAGCATTTACATTTAAGTTTGGTTGTAATGAATTAGATAATAAAAACTGGGCAGTTGACTTTGGTGGACTAAAGCCTTTAAAGAAGTGGTTAGAGGATCACTTCGATCACAAGACAGCAATTGATAAAAACGATCCACACTTGGACAAGTTTATGGAACTACAAGAACTTGACCTAGCAGAGATTGTTGTAATGGATGGTGTTGGTGCAGAGAAGTTTGCCGAACATGCATTTAATTTTGCAGACAAGCTAGTACGTGAAGCAAGTAATGATCGTTGCTATTGCGTAAGTGCAGAATGTGCAGAGCATGGAGCAAATTCTGCAATCTATGAGAGATAGGAATTATAAATGATTTGGGAACAAGTAAACGAGGATCGTAAAAAACTTAAGGTAGCACATTATAAAAATGCGTTTCCAGAAGCAGTAAATGATATTAACTTTACAACACTAGTAGAAGTAAATCAATATAAGTCTACAGTTACAAACGTAGATGAATTTGTAAAAGGAAGTACACATATTTCTGACATCGGGTCAGACAAGCGTATACAAAAATATTTGTTAGAGTTTCAAAAGAACTATGACAGACATGAAACTGAAGCTCACTTCAATGCTAGTTTGTTCTTTTCATTAAGTGACGGACATAATAGCTTGTTCCTACATAATGATTACGAAACTGTTTTGCTTATACAAGGATACGGTGAAACTGCATATCTTGTAACAGATGGAGATACAATGAACAAACAAATTTATCATTGTAAAACAGGAGATGCTTTACTGTTACCAAGACTTACAAATCATAAACCTTTAATCTTAGGTCCAAGAGTTACATTAAGTTTGGGTGCTAATCCTTTAAAAGCAATGACCAGTAAAAACTATGGTCCAGTTAATTCATCAATGTAGAGGAAGTTAAATTGCCCAACCATGTAGTTTGTTTAAAACACGGTAAGAAATATTCAGCAGAATATGTTAACGTTCTTTACAGAATGGTAACACGTAATCTTACAGTACCACATAACTTTGTTTGCTTTACAGAAGATCCTAAAGGACTTGATATGGGTATTCAAGTTAAGCCTTTACAATTAAACAGCGACATCAATGGTTGGTGGTATAAGACAATGTTCTTTAATCCAGACTTTGGGTGTTACGGTACTGTATTGTTTTTAGATTTAGATGTTATTGTGTTTGGAAACATTGATAAGTTGTTTACTTACAAGCCAGGAGAGTTTTGTGTAATACGTGATTTTAATCGTAGTGTACAAAGCCATTGGGACAGAATGAATTCAAGTTGTTTTAGATTAGAAACAGGACAACATGCAAATGTATATCAAGAGTTTATGACTAACCCAGGACAGAATGCACGTAAGTATCACGGAGATCAAGATTGGTTGTATGCTAATGTAAAATCTCAATATAACTTTTGGCCAGATGAATGGATACAAAGTTATAAATGGGAAATGCGTGGACGACCTGAGATGAATAGATACAACGGTAAACGTAACTTTGTTACTCCAGGTGATCCTAAGATTTTACCTGAAACAAGTATTGCAGTATTCCACGGTGATCCTAATCCTAAAGATTGTATTGACCCTTGGTGCAAGGAAAATTGGCGATGAGTGGACAAAGAAGATTTTTAAAATTATGGAGTAGAACTGTTGGTATGCCTGTAGGGCTTGATGACGATGACAAGCCAGAGTTCTTACCTATTACACAAGACGATGTTCATAAAGCATTATGGTTTAGAACTTTTTGGATTGTCTTGCATATATTAACGTGTGGATTTATAATTGTAGGCAACGGAAGGATGTTAAATTTATGGTAGATAAGTTTATTTTTGATGTTGACGGTACACTAACACCAAGTCGTGGATTAATTGATTTAGAATTTAAAGCGTTCTTTAATACATTTTGTTTGACAAATGATGTGTATCTAGTAACAGGTAGCGACCGTGCTAAGACTGTAGAACAATTAAGTGAACCTACGTACAACCTAGCAAAACGTGTATACAACTGTTCAGGCAGTGATGTATATGAAGGTAGAATCAATGTTCATCGTAGCGATTGGGCTTTACCACGCAAGTGCAATAATTGGTTAGAAGATAAACTAGAAGAAAGTACGTTTGAACTTCGTACAGGATTACATATTGAAGCAAGACCAGGTATGGTTAACTTCAGCGTAGTAGGACGTAAAGCAACGCCCGAACAACGTCAGCAATATGTTAAGTACGATACGAAATACAACGAACGAGTGAACATTGCCGCTTTGTTCAATTTAGAATTTCCAGAATTAAAAGCAGTAGTAGGTGGAGAAACGGGTATTGATATATTCCCAAAAGGATACGACAAAAGCCAAATTATAAGAGATTTTGATCCAACCGATACACTACACTTTTTTGGTGATGCAATGGAACCTACAGGAAATGATTATCCTTTGAAGAAAGTAATCATTGACAATGATCTAGGAATGTGCTATAATGTAAACAGTTGGAAGGATACCCGAGAACTGTTGTATGAAAAAAAATAGTAACTTTATAAAATATACAAAAATAGGTGCAGTAGCAGTCCTAGGACTAGGTCTTAGCTATGGCGTTGGTACCTTTACACCCAACACTTGGACTATAAATGATATAGTTGCAAAAGCAGAAGAAAAGATTATAGGAGAATGGAACGAGTTTGGGTTTCATGAACCTTCAATAGAATATACAAACAATGCTCAATTCGTAGTCGGTGTATCACGTTGTATTGACTTCCTTAACTTACATACAGAAATAGGTAAACGTGTTCCACGAGATATTATTGTTGCGATGGCTATATTAGAAACAGGATATGGCAAAAGTAGATTTGCACTTGAAGGCAATAACTTATTTGGTATACGTACATGGGATAAAAATACACCACAATTGAAACCTTTAGAGTTGCCCAATGCGGCGTTTGGTGTTAAAATGTATAAAACAAAGTGTGCTTCTGTAAAAGATATGATTCACACTATTAATACGCATCGTGCGTATGTAGACTATAGAGATGAACGTGACAGACAAGAAGCAACAGGAGTTTTAGATATTAATGCACAAGTAGATCAATTACACAAGTGGAGTACAAATCCAAACTACACAGCATTAGTAAAAGAAAAGATTTTAATATTACAAGGCAAACAACATGACTAAACGTATAGGCTTCGCATGTAAGTACATGCACTCAGATCAAACGCAGAAGAAGAAACTGCTAGAAGAAATTCAACGACCACTAAATACACGTAGTACGACAGTACAATGGCTTAACAGGCAAACACGTGAAGTAGCAGAAGAACGCTTGTGGGACATTATGGTACACAACATTCAATCGTACTCTAACTTGATCGAATACGTAGGAGGATTACCTAATGAACTTAGAATGGTTAGACTCGGTAGCGATTGCCTTCCGGTATACACGCAACAAGATTGGTCATATTTTTGGCGAAAGCCTGACGTCCGTGATTACTGTAGTAAACATCTCGCTCCCGTCGGCGACAAGGCAAGAGCCCTCAATGTCCGACTATCGATGCACCCAGGCCAATTTACTGTACTTGCGAGCGACAACCCCGAAATTGTAGATAGGAGCATAGAAGAATTTGAATATCACACCGACATCATACGCTGGATGGGATACGGCAAGACCTTCCAAGACTTTAAATGCAATGTCCATATATCAGGTAGACAAGGTCCAACCGGTATCATCAATGTCCTGCCAAGACTATCTCAAGAGGCGAGAAACTGTATTACGATCGAGAACGACGAGAACTCGTGGGGGCTCGACGCATCGCTCGAACTTGAAAAACATGTCGCATTGGTTCTTGACATACACCACCACTGGGTGCGTACAGGTGAATACATACAGCCCACCGACGATAGATTTTCTCGCGTAGTAGATAGCTGGCGTGGTGTACGACCTGCAATGCATTACAGCTACAGTCGTAACGAACATTTACCACAAGACTTTGCACATGACACTATGCCTAATATGGAACAACTGCTAGAAGCAGGCCATAAGAAACAGAAACTTAGAGCCCATAGTGACTACTATCCTAACAAACTTGTTAATGATTGGGCATTGAGCTTCTTAGAACATGCTGACATTATGTGCGAAAGCAAGTGCAAAAACCTAGCCAGCATTGAGCTATACGAACAATATAAAGCGTAAATACTGTACATTAACTTTTAAGGAGATTATAATGATCGATACTATTAAAGAATGGGTAAGTGAACGTTTTGAAGAACGTACATCTTGGGATGGAGCAATGCTTATTGCTATTGGCGTAATTGTACTAATCGCAGGACCATTTGCAAAACTAGCGGCTTATGCGGCAATCGCATATGGTGCTTGGACTTTATTCAAATCTGAATAATCACTTTAGACCAATGATTGACATCACAATTTGCTGATGTCGGTCATTGTATCTACCCTAACATTGAGTTTTTTGCGTTGTAATACGCCAGCTTTTTGAGCAAAACGTTTAGGATCGCATTTTTCACATACATGTGAGTAGTCATTTGTTAGGCGCTTAGGGTCTACTTGTCCTTTGTCGCGTGAGAATTCTTCATGGCAGTTATCACATTCAAAGAATACAATCGTTTTTTTACGCTTGTATGGATGATGTCCACGCTTACCTTTACGCATATAGTATTGAATTTTCTTTTCAGTTCGTAAAAACATAGTAATAGTATTTATAATCACATTCGGATTATAGATTAACAGATAAATAATAATGATAGGAACAACAATGTCAATAGTTACTTTAACAGACTCAGCCAAAGAACAGATGTGTAATATGGTTGAAGAACATAAAAAGCCAGCAGTTAGGCTTTCATTAAAGGGTGGCGGTTGTGCTGGTTTTAAATATGAATGGACTATGGAAGACAACGTGAACACAGAAGACGAAGTAGTTGATTTCGATAAAGGTAAATTTGTAGTAGATCCATCTAGTGTGATGTATTTGCTAGGTAGTACAATAGACTACAAGAAAGAAATGTTTGGATCTTACTTTGCAGTAGAGAATCCAGGAAGTACATCAAGTTGCGGGTGCGGCGAATCAATAGGATTTTAGGGAATAATACATGTCAAAATTAAATATTAATATTGGTACAGAGGGTAATGATAATACTGGTGATAGTATTAGAGAAGCCTTTAGAAAAGCCAATGAAAACTTTACTGAACTATATGCTGTTTTTGGTATTGGTGGACAAATTAGCTTTACAAGTTTAAGCGATGTTCCAGATGTACTAACTGCATACACAGTACCACAAGCTAACGCAGAAGGATCAGCAATTGACTTCAAGACGCTAGTTGGTGGAACTGGAATGACTATTAATTCAACTAGTCCAAACCAAATTGTTATTAGCAACACATCAAGTATTATTAGTACAGACGGTACTCCAAGTTTAGGTGGTCCACTTAATGCGGCCAACCAGGCTATAGCAAACGCACCTGTTTCCCTAAGTGCAGTTAACGCCTTAAATTCTACACACGGTACTAACTTTATTATTGACGACTTAGTTATTAATAAAGGTTATGCTGACGGACGTTATTTGCGTTCAACAGGTTCACCAGGTGGTGACGGACAAATTAGAGTTAGAGAAGAACCAGTTGATGCCGCGGCATACACTCTTACTATTACAAGTTTTGCAAACGGTAACGTTGTTGTAAGTGGCGGACATGGCTTCTCAACAACTGCAAACGGTATTAGCTACATTTACAATTCAACAGGTGCAGATGCAACAGGCTTAACATCTGGTACTAAGTATTTCCTACGTTATGTAAGTGATACGCAATTAAGTGTTCACACAACACTATCAGAAGCACAGAATGATGATGACTTAACAAGAGTTAAAATTGGTATTACTTCAGGTTCAGGTACTGGCACACAAACAATGGTTGATGCAGAGTATGATGCAACCTTAGCAGGATATTGGATTAGTACTGAAGCAATGCCACGTAAGAGTATTACTAGACGAGAAGGTGATACAATGGCAGGTGCATTGTACTTGCATGATCATCCAGGATCACAAGCAGGAGCAGGAGCACCAGGTGGTATTACAGACATGCAGGCGGCTACAAAATACTATGTAGACAATAGTGCATATCCTTCTAAAACAAATTTATTCGTAAGTACCAAAGGTGACGATGCAATGACTAACGTTCCAGTTGGTCAAGAAGGTCGTTCATGGAACTATTCATATGCTTCTATTGCGGCGGCTTGTGCTAAAGCAGAAGAAGTTATTGCAACAAGTCCTATTAAGATTGGACCTTACGCACAACGTATTACATATGCTTCAGGACAGAATAATTCAACAGTTGCTTCAACAGGTGTTACAAGTTCAAGTGGTTACGAAGAAGTTAAAATTCTTACAGACGCAAACAAGCAATTCATAATTGATGAAACTATTGCTTACTTGGCGGCTACATATCCTACTTTACTTTATGATGAAACTTTATGTCGCAGAGACTTAGGTCTTATTGCAGAAGGTATTGTATTAGATATACTAGACGGAACATTTGCAAACTACCACAGTAGAAATGCTGGATTAAGATATTACAGTAGTGCAAGTGGACAGATTGCTAGACGTACACAGTACACAGAAACAATAGCATCACTTAACTTTGCTAAAGCTCTACATGCTAAAGTTATTACTAACACAGTAGAAACTAACTTATACCAAAGTGTTACTACACAGACTACAATTCCAGCACAAGTAGTTGACTTAGTTGGGCAAACAGCAGTTGCGGCTAAATGGGATATTATTAAAACAATAGTAACAGGACCAACTATAGCAAGTGCTCCACAACTAGTTGAAGGTAGTAGTTGGACTATTACTATTACTAATGGTGGACAAGGATTTGTTGATCAAAACATAGTTTCAAACCAAGACTTAGTTCCTGGTAAGATTATAACTTTTGAAACAAGTGGCGCAGTTGGTAGAATTGTATCAACAACAAGAGGTGCATCAGTTGACACTATTGAATTAGAATTACTTGAACCAATTACTCCAGTAGTTGGTGATGAAATGGATTACGGTAATGCATTTTCAATTAAAGATATTAGTGTGCATGTTGAATCAGGAACATACTACGAACAGTTTCCAATTAAGATTCCAAACGGTGTATCAGTAAAAGGTGATGAGTTTAGACGTGTTAATGTTAAACCAGCACCAGGTGTAAGTACATCAATTTGGGCTGACAGTTATTTTTATAGAGAGCCAACGTTTGACGGAATTGCATTAAAACCAGAATACAATCCAAATGCTGTTGAACTATTAACAGTTAATAAAGAATTCCTTAAAGACGAAGTTGTAGCTTGGATTGATGCACAGATTGTTATTAACACAGGTATATGGAACGGCTTTACATACGATAGTCAAAAATGTGAAAGAGATGCAGGAATTATCATTGACGGATTGATATACGATCTTAAATGGAGTGGTAACGAAAAGACTCACTATAATGCATCAAGATATTATAATGGTGTAGTAAGTTTAGTAGCTGGCCAACAAGCACAAACTACTGCGGCAATGGCACAGTTAAAAGCAATTATTCAAAGCTATATTTTTGCTAACGCAACATACACAAGTTTACAAAGCCCTGTAAGAACAACACAAACAATTGATTCTACAGCAGGTGAAACATCGGCAAGTACACAGGTTGGTACATTAATTGACATGGTTGGAGACGTTATTACTAACGGACTACCTAACTTACCACCACTTGACTCACCAAGTTATGGTTATCATTACTTAACAGATTACACTAACGGTTCAAGTACACCTAAACACAACAAAGACATGGACGTCTTCTTAATGAATGACGCAACTATCATACGTAACATGAGTGTCCAAGGACACGGTGGGTTTATGTGTGTATTAGATCCAGAAGGTGTTGTACTTACTAAGTCACCATACATACAAACAGGTTCAAGTTTCTCACAGAGTATTAATAAACAAGCGTTTAGAGGCGGTATGTTTATTGACGGATTTGTTGGTAACTTAAGAACTGTTGTAAACAGTAAAACAGATAACTTCACAATAAACGTACAAAGTGCGGCAGGTGAAGGATTAAGAATTAAACGTCCGCAAGTACCAAGTCCGTTTTATATTAACGGCAAACGTCATCAAGTAAATGCTATTACTAGTTATGACCAAGCGGCAGGTACTGCAACACTTATACTAGATCCAACATCAAATGATGGAACTGGTTTTGATCAACCAATGCCAACTAACATTGTATTACAAACAGCTGGTAACAGATCAATGTTGGCAAACGACTTTACACAAGTTAACGATTTAGGTTATGGTACTGTAGCTGTTAACACAGGACTTTCAGAGCTTGTTTCACAGTTTACATATTATTGTCAAGCGGCATACTATGCAGGCAGTGGTTCAGAGATTAGATCACTTAACGGTTCTAACGCTTATGGTGAATACGGACTAGTAAGTACAGGTTCAGATCCAAACGAAATTCCAGACATTATTACAACAACTAATAGATTTACATCACCATTTAAAATCTTTGATGATGGTTCAACTTTTGACCACCCAGAAGATCAGTTGTTTATATATGCATACGACTTTGACGGTGTTCCAAGAACTAATTCAGAAGTAGAAATTGATCATGGTGGATCACTAGGAACTACTAGATACGAAATTACAACTGTTGAAGCAATAACACAACCTGGGTCACCTCCAACTGGTGTTATTAGTAACACAGTTTATAAATTAAACATGGCAACAACAGGTGCCAATCAAACTAGTACTACAGGACTTAAGGCAGTATTAACAAACGGCCAAATTGGTACTATTAGAGTTGGACAAACTATAGAACTATCAGGTGTTGAAGTTGCTACAACTAGACCAAGTAGTGCATTAATATTTGATCAAGAAGTTGATTCAATCTACAGAGTTATTAGTTTTAACACAACAAACGCACTAGGTACAGCATTACCAAGTGGTACACAACAAGTTAGACTTGATAGTACATACGAATATATTAAACTAGTTGTTGATGAAACAAATTCACAGTTAACTACATTTGCTGGTACAGGTACTACAATGGGTAATACAGCAGGCGATAATGTTATTGCTGTTGTTAGTATTTTCTCACAGAAACAATTAGATCAACTTAATGCAGGTGATATGATCTTTACCTGGAATGGTAAAACACATACTGTTCAAGGATACACACAAAGAACAGGCTTTGGTACAATTAGTATCCAAGACTTAGCTGGTACAGATATTAATTCACCGGCATCAAGTCCAGGACTTGTAAGTTCAGTTTACAATGCAACCAACACAGTTACACTAAGAGTAGGTTTACGTGATGGTGAAGGTGGTAACATTACTGTTAACATTTCAACAACTAGAGCAACAGGACATGACTTCTTAAGTATTGGTACAGGTGGATTTAACACAAGTAACTATCCAAACGTTGTATTAGGTGCTCCAACGCAACCTAAGGATGTATCAAGACAAGTTGATGAAAGAGATAAAGGTAGAGTATTCTACGTAAGTACAGACGAAGACGGATTCTTTAGAGTTGGTAAGTTCTTTACAGTTGACCAAGGTACTGGTACAGTTACATTTAGTGCTTCGATTGCATTGAGTAACTTAGATGGTATTGGATTTAAACGTGGTGTTGTTGTAGCAGAATTTAGTGCTGATGACGGCATGACTGATAACGCTACTGATACTGTTCCAGTTGAATCAGCAGTACGTGGTTACGTTGCAAGAAGATTAGGTTGGGACCACGGTGGTAATCCATACGCTAACATTATTGGCCCAGGTGCATTAGCAAGAGATGGAACAACTTCTCTAACTGGTAATATTAATGCAGGTGGTAACACATTTACAAACTTATCAGATCCAGCTAACCCACAAGAAGCGGCAACTAAGAGTTACGTTGATAGCTTAATTGATTCAGGTGATACAATACCTGAAAACATTGACTTTGAAACTAATGGATTAGCCGGCAATCAAATGATTGCTACAACAGGATTGTTTAGACTTTATACACAACCAGCAACTGGTGGAAACTTCCAAAACGGTGATACTATCACAGGTAACGGTTCAAGTGCAACAGGTACTATTGTAGATATTACAAACGTTACACGTAATGGAGTTGCAGAAAACTTAATTGTATACACAGCAGTAACAGGAACAATATTAAATTCAGATATTGTTGCAACAGCAGGCGGAGTGTCAGCACAAGTTACAACTGGTCCTATTATGGAGTTTGCAAACTTAGTTGAAACAGCAAGTTCAGATATTAATGTTATTGTTGCAAGAGATGTAAGTGGTGCAACAGTTGACTTTAGACTTAGAGCAGATAGTATTATTAATGCTGATGTAAATGCAAGTGCAGGTATACAGCAAAGTAAACTAGCATTAGAAAGTGCAAGTACAAGAGCCAATGCAACAGGTATTACACAAAATGATTTAGGTAGTGCTAGTTTTGATAGTGATATATTTACAGCAGACAGTGGTTGGATTACAATTGATAATGGTGCATTAGACTACAGAAAACTTATTAATATTGCAGACGGTACTGTAATTGGTAGAGCGGCAGGTGACTCAAGTACAGGTGATGTAAGTGAAGTTCCATTTGCTACTATTGTTAGTGAAGGTGGCGGTGTACAAGAAACTGTTAGTACAACAGGAGCAATAAACGCTCTTGTTAAAACAGATGCTTCAGGTGTAGCAACAGTACAAGGACTTAAAGTTGACAGTTACTTAGTAATGGATACAAGTGGTACAGAGTTACAACTTTCAACTCCAGGTGGTGCATTGTTTATGACATCAGCAGGTACTGTTACACCAACAGTTGAAATACCAGGTTCAGTCAACATTGGAGCAACAGGTGTTACACAAGGATTCTTCCAAACTAACTCAGCACTAGCAGGCGAAAGTAGACTAGCTGTTGATTGGATACACAGTAGCTTTATTGAAGCACCAAGTGAACTTGATGCAAACTCAACAGGTATTGGTATTGGCGCTAACACAGGTTATAGTGCGGCAGGACAAATTGCTTTAATTAGTGACGGTGCTGTAATTATTAAAACAACATCAACAGGATTTGAACCAGGATTAGATAACACATATAACATTGGTACAAGTTCAGCTAGATACAACACAGTTTATGCAGGTGTACTAAACGGTACATCAACACAATCACGTTACGCTGACTTGGCAGAGAATTATTTGGCAGATGCAGAATATGAAACAGGTACAGTATTAGTGTTTGGTGGTGATGAAGAAATTACAACAACAACTGCAAAAGGCGACAGACGAGTAGCTGGTGTTGTTTCTGAGAAACCGGGTTACTTAATGAACGGTGACTTAGAAGGTAGCTTTGTAACTGCTATTGCACTACAAGGTAGAGTTCCAGTTAAGGTACTTGGCACAGTTGAGCCAGGAGACTTAGTTGTAACATCAAGTATACCAGGATACGGAATTGTCGATAACGATCCTAAAGTAGGAACTATTATAGGTAAGGCACTAGGGGCTAAGGAAGATCCCGAACGTGGAATTGTCGAAGTAGTTGTGGGGAGAGTATAATGGCACAACAAAACATAAACATTGGTTCAAGTGCTAACAAGGGTGATGGCGATCCGATTAGAGTTGCATTTACAAAAGTTAATGCAAACTTTACAGATTTATTTGCAAGAGTTATTGTACTTGAAGGTGGTGGCGTTGCAGTTGCACAAGATATACAAGGTGATATTTTTGCACAAGATAGTTCATTAGCATACAACTCAGCTACTAATACACACTACGGATCATTTGTAGGTGCATTAGCCGGTGATGTAACAGGTTCAGTATTTGCAGACAACAGTACTGTAATAATTGACGGTGTTGCAGGTACTGTTAGTTCTAGTGCGTTATCTGGTAACTTACCAGCATTAGATGGTTCAGCATTAACAAACTTAACTATTCCAGCACAAACATTTGCTAGTTTAACAAGCAAGCCAACTACGATAGCAGGGTATGGAATTACTGATGCATTGTCTGGTGCTGTAACAGGTTCTAACACAGGAACAGTTAACTTCACAGGTGCTACATTAAATTTTGTAAGCACTACATTTAACGGCTTAAACTTTGATGACTTAGGAACGACACCAACCACAATAGCAGGTTATGGAATTACTGATGCA